GTCCCCCGTGGAAAAAACCTACTAGCTGGGTCGGGATTCCCCGATTCGCTTAGTTACGCGCACGCGCCCGTCCCGGCGGCGTCTATCGGAGCACAGCGACGAGGACTACGACCAGGACGAGCGCGCTGAAGGCAGTCCAGCCGGCGACAACGGTCCAGATGTTCTCCGGCTGGTTGGCCCAGCGCTTCGGGTCCGGCTTTCGCGGACGGCGCCGAGGCTTCTGGCGCACGATGTAGTTGCGGTATCCGAACATGGACCGAGTATCACGCTGCCGCGAGACATGTCAAGGACTTTCGACGAATGTTGGAGGCAGGGATGGCCGTTCCGACGATAGAACGCCCACCGAAAGGCTGCGACGCCACATGGACTGCGGTGTGGCGCGCGCTGGTCGTCGAGATGAAGGCGATCGGGACGTGGAAGCCGGCGCTGTGGCCGTTCGCGGTGCAGTATCTCCACGCGCTACGTCTCGCCGAGGAGCACCGCATCCTGGCTGAGGCTGACGCGGTGGATTTCGACCGTGAGTCGGGTCTCGCGCATATGCACCCTGGCTTCACGCTGGGATTGGCGGAGCAGAAGCAGGCGGTCGCGCTGGCGGACCTCCTGGGCATCACGCCGAAGGCGCAGAAGGCCCTCTTGGCGGACCTACCCGCAGCGCCTCCGAAGGAGCCTCGCATTGTCGGTCGCCTCGACGAACTCTCGCAAGCGCGGGAGCGCAAGACCGCTCACGGTTAGCGAGCACGCCGAAGCGTGCCGGGATCTCATCGTCCTCGACAACGGACTGCCTCTCGTGCTCGAGGGCTTCCAGCGCGGGATGGTGGCTGACCTCCTAAGCGGGATTCGCGAGCTGCACGTCCGCATCCCGGAAGAGAACGGCAAGACGACGCTTCTCGCGGCGATCACGCTCATCCACCTCTTGTCGACGCCGGATCCGCGCGTCGCGATCGGCGCCCGCAACAAGGATCAGGCGAAGATCCTCTTCAACCAGTCGCTCAAGATGGTGCAAGGCTGCCCGTCGCTCGAAAGTCGCCTGGATATCCGCGACGGCACGAACGAGATCCGCATTCGCGGCATGAAGGGCGGCGCGGGGCTGCGAGTCATCCCCGCGGACGAGTTGACAGCCCACGGCGGCATCTACACCCTTGTCGTCCTTGACGAGATGCACGCGCTGCCGGGTGTCGGCCTATACACGACGCTCGCCGGTAAGATCCGCAAGCGTAACGGCCAGCTCGTCGGCATCTCAACCGCCGGCGAGCCGGACAGCGAGTACGAGCAACTCTGGGCGAGCGTCCTTGCGACAGCGCACACCATCGAGCATCCTGGGCCGCGGTGCATACGCGCGGTCGGCCCGCACCACGTCGCGTGGGGCTGGGCGCTCGAGGCGGAAGACGACCACGAGGACCTCGAACTCGTCAAGCAGGCGAACCCGGCGAGTTGGATCACGCTCGAGACGCTCGCCGAGAAGCGCGCACTGCCAGGGTGGGAACTCGCGCACTGGTTGAAAGTCGTCTGCAACCGTCCGACCCGCGATCAGGTCACCCGCTTCCTGTCTGAAGGCGACTGGGATGCTGCGAATATCGGAGCGGACTGCCCGACCATTCCGGAAGGCGTTCCGGTGTTCGTCGGCGTCGACTGGGGCCTCACCGAAGACGCCACCGTGTACTCGCCGGCATGGTATGACGACGGATACCTGCTTCTCGGGGCGCCGACGATCGTCAACCCGCCGCGCAACGGCCACGACCTTACCCACGACGAACTAAAGAAGCCGCTCCTCGAGCTGAACGAGCGGAATCCGATCGCTGTCATCGCCCACGACGAGACGATGGGCGGCAAGATCTTGACGAGCCTTCTCGCCGAGTGGCTTCCCGGCACCGAGATCATCCCTGTCACCTTGCAGGACGCCAACGCGGCGCCGTTCCACTTCAACGACCAGCTCCGCGGCGGCAAACTGAAGCACACAGGCGACCCGGACCTGAAGCGGCACCTGATGAACGCGATCCGCGTGCCGATCAAAGACGACCCGGAGAAGTACCGCATCGCCCGCCCGAAAGCGAGCCGCCACGCGACCTACCAGCGGCAGATTCGCGAGATAGACGCTGCGGTAGCCGCGGTCAACGCCGTTTGGGCCGCTGTCGGCCGCGAGCCGACGCCAGAGCCGTTCTTCGCACTCCTCTAACCTATTTTCGCGCCGCGCAGGGGCGTTCAGGAGGCCCTCGTGGCGACACGACGTATCTCTCCCGGCGAGCTGTCCGGTGGCGCCCTATTCGACGCCAGTTCGATGTTCTTGACCGGCTCGCCTACGATCGCCTATGCGCCGCCGAACGCGAGCGGCAGCGGCATGACGATCATCGTCCAGCCGGACGGTGGTCGTGTCGAGCTGACCGAGCACGACGCGCAGCCGCGCTCGATCCCGTACGCGGACGCTTGGTCGTCTCAGGCGCCGATTGCGGCGGTCATCGAGAAGATGCGCCGTCGGATCGCGACGCTGCCGCGCAAGGTGTACCAGCACGCGGCGGGAAACCGCGTCACGTCGATGCCGGCGGTCGGCGGGAAGCCCCCGCGGACGCGGAAAGCGAGTCCGGAAGAGATTTGCGACCCCGGCAACGGGATTTGCGACCTTCTGTGGCATCCGCTACCCGGTTTCGGCGAGATGTCGCTCGCGGAGTGGCAGTACCTCTCGCTTTTCGTCAACGGCGGCTCTCTGCTCGCGAAATACCGCGGAAACGGGGCGTCAGAGCCCCCCACGGAGTTCCTGCCGCTCGACTGGCGTTTCCTTCAGGCATGGGCGCGCATCGGACAGCCTGTAGTGCTCTGGGCGACCGTCCAGACGGGTGCGTGGAAGTGGCTCCTGCCTTCGGAGACGCTGTTCACGTCGTGGACGACTGTCGCCGGCGCGAACGGCGCATGGCTCTGTACCTCGCCGCTCGAGCAGCTCGGCGTCACAATCAAGATCGACGAGGCGGCACAGCGGTACGCTGCGGCGTTCTTCAAGAACGCGGCCCGTCCAAGCGTGATCTTCACGCTGCCGCCCGACGTGAACGTACGTGAGGCGCCGACGATCACCTCACGGTTGCAGGAGAACATCCAGGAGACGTACGGCGGCGTCGACCAGGCGTTCCGTAGCGCCGTCATCGGCGGCGGAGCGACAATCCAGCAGTGGGGTACGAGCGCCCAGGAAGCACAGATGGTCGAGACCCGCGAGCAGGACTTCCGCGAGGTCTGCGCCGTGTTCGACATGCCTTTCGATGCGATGTTCGGCATCTCGTCCGCCACGCCCGAAGGTGAGGCTCAGGTTTGGAAGGCGATCGGTAACTGGGCGAAGCTCGGCGACGACCGCTTCAACGCCCAGGTCATCCACGCCGAGCCGGAATGGGCTGGACAGCGATTTTTCGTCAAAACGGACCTGAACGACGTCCTGTACGGCGATCCGCTCGTCCTCAGCGACAAGCTGATCGCAGAGGCCGAAGCAGGCATCATTTCGCGCAACGAGGCGCGAATCAGTCTTGGCCGCGACGCACGGGACGATCCGGGCGCCGACGAGCTTATCTACAACGTTCCGTCCGCCGGCCTTGTCGGCGACCTGCCTGGGTCCGCTTCGGTGGCCGAGGAGGAGCGCGAGATGGTCATGCCGCCTCCGGGCGAGCTGGAGCCGCTCGAGAAGCTCGATACGACCCTCGGCAGTGCCGAGGGCGGCTAACACCCTGCTCTCACCGCGTGTCCTCGCCGCGGGCTAGCAGATCTCCGCGGCGCGGAATGGCGCGCTCGTTCTGCGGCCACGGCCGCGGGGACATCTTCGCGAAGGCGCGTGATGCGCTGACGCAAGGGCCACGGCGCGACGCCGAGGTCACACCTACCCGAAAGGGAAACCCATGCCCGACGAACCCGACGAGACGCCGGATCCCGAGCTGGAGACGAGCGAGACGGACGACGAGCCAAAGCTGGCCGGCGCCGCCGCGCAGTCCGCACTCCGCAAGGAGCGCAAAGCCCGCGCTGACGCTGAGCGCGAGTCGAAGGACCTGAAGAACCGCCTCAAGAAGCTCGAGGACGCCGACAAGTCGGAGACGGAGCGACTCCGTGCCGAACTCGACGAACTGAAGCAGGAACGTGCGCAGGAGCGTGCAACCGTGGAGACGGAGCGCACCGACCGCGAACGTGCGGAGCGCGTGCGTCGCGCAGCGAAGTCCCTTGACTTCGCCGACGAAGATGACACGGTTGCGCTCTTGAGAGGCCACGGGCTTCTCGAGGACATTGACGACGATGCGGACGCCGAGCGCGTGCTGAAGCAGTTCGCGAAGGCGAAGCCGCACCTAGTCCGCAAGCCAGCGGAAACCGAGTCCCTCTTGGACAAGGTGCTGAACGACGGCAAGCCGGCCGGTCCTCGCGAAGGGGATCCGCCTGCCGCGGTTAACCCGACAGACCCGGACGAGATCGCCGCCCTCAAGACGACCGATCCGAAACGGTACTACGAGATCATCCGCGACCTTGGCACCAGAGACACATATCACACCGTAGGTCATTAGCAGAGGCACGCAGGGCCTCCTGAACACACAACTAGGAGGCCCTAGTGGCTTTTTCACTCTCCCTTGCGCAGATTTACAGCGACAAGGTTCTCTTGCAGCTCGAAAAGGATCTGATCTTCGGTTCGCCGCTGGTTTGCAACCGCGACTACGAAGACGAGATCGCCAGTTACGGACAGTCCGTGAAGATCCACGGTGTGTTCGATCCGGTTATCTCGTCCTATGTCCAGGATGCGGACATGACGGTCGGGACGCTGACGGATTTCGAGAAGACGCTGACGATCAATCAGCAGGACTCGTACTTCTTCGGAGTCGACGACGTGCAGGCGGCCCAGCAGCTCCCGAAGTTGATGCCGCAGGCCCTCGTCCGCGCCGGCTACAAGCTCGCCAACAAGGCGGATGTCTACGTCGCGGGTATCGTGTTCGCGGCGGCCGGTACGACTGCAACGGACACGAACTTCACGTCCGCTGCGGTGCTCGGTTCGACGGGCGCGCCGACGGCGATCAGCCCGGCGACGTTCCAAGACCCGACGGCGGGTGAGGCGGCCTACGAGTTCCTCGTGGATCTCGGCGTGTCTCTCGACCAGAACGCCATCCCGCGTGAAGACCGATACGCGATCGTGCCGCCGTGGTTTTGCGGGATGCTCGCGAAGGATCTCCGCTTCACCGGCTACGAGGGCTACGGCTCCGGCACCGTCCTGACGGACGGCTTCGCCGCCGACGCGGGGCAGCACGGCCTGGCTGGCAAGGTTGCCGGCTTCAACGTCGTGCAGTCTCTCAACATCCCGACCGGCTCGTTCACGACCCCGAGCGTGTCTAACCCGTACCTGAACGCGGACGGCAGCTCGCAGACATACTACGAGATCGTGGCGGGCGTTCCGTCGGCCACGACGTTCGCGAACCAGATCCTCAAGACGGAGGCGTTCCGCAGCCCGGTCCGCTTCGCCGACAACGTCCGTGGACTGCACGTCTACGGCCTCGAGGTGGTTTGGCCGGAGCGGATCATCGGCGCGTATATCGCGCAGG